AGTTTTCCAGTTAGCTTCGATATTTTTTTCTGAACTTCTTCTTTATTAAATTTTATATTTGATGTTGTTACTCCAGTAAAAATAGTATCATATCGTATTCCAACATAATTTTCATTCAATTCTAAAGTATAATGTACAACTGACTTCTTTTCTTTAAGCATTGTTGCACCCAAATTCTGCAATGTCCACGATTTGCCAATTCCTGCTGGTGCAACTATAACACCAAGTTCTCCCTTACCTAAACCACCATCCATAATTTCATTTACAACATCCCACGGCGTTTCAATTGTATCTCTACTTGATTCAGTTAATCTAACTTCAAGTGATTCAATATAGTCGTGTCCTAAATCTCTTGTAGTTCCAGCTTTCATTGCATCATCAACAACCCTTTTAATACCATCATAGTCTTTATTCTCTAACATATCTACTGATTGCATTATAGCTGTTTTCAATGTTTGATTTTTACAAAAATCTAATGTTTCAGTTTGTACAAATTCTAAATCTGTAGCCTCTACATTTTTCCAAACTTCTCTTAACTTATCAACTACAGTTGATTTCAAAATATCATTTTCAATTTCATTTATCTTAACTTTTAAAACTTCAAGAGTTGGGTGTTTTTTATATTCATAATAATACTCGTTAATAACTTTAACCAACCATTTATTTGCATCACTATCAAACATAGTAGGATTTAAAATATCACTAATTGTCTGAATAAATTTTACATCACTCAACAGCGAAGATATAATTTTAGTTTGAAACGTTATTCCATATTCTGTTAAAGTTTCACTCATATGTTTTCTCAGCATAATTATTCAGTTGATTGAAATTAGTTGCTAACCAACTCGTTACATTTGGAAGTGACGTATACAGTTTATCTTCCATAAACATTGTTTGAAATTTATATTTTATTAATCTATTAATTGGTTCATTTACTCTTTTAGTTATTTTTGTTTTTGTAGAAGCAGATATATTAACATCTGATAACTGCATTAATTTATAATTTCTTTCTATAATTTCTTTTGAATCAGGAACTTCAGTAATAACATCATTTATATCAGCTATACTATTTTCCCTTAAAAACGGTAACTTTTTTTGAATTGTCTTTAATCCAAATCCCTTAACCCCTGGTATATTATCAGATTTATCACCATCTAAAACTCTATACCAAATTAAATTATGAGATGAAATACCATACTCTTCTAATACAGCATTCTCATCATACATTTTCTTTTTAGTTGGACTCCATATTTTTATTCTTTGATTAGCCAACTGTAAAAAATCCTTATCAGTTGACATAATAACAATCTTAGAATCAGTAAGTACTTGTCTGCTAATATAACCAATCGTATCATCTGCTTCAATATGATCAAATGATAAAGTTAAAAGTGGTAAAGTATCTAAATATTCTACACTACGTTGGAGTTGCATCAACATATTTTGTCGTTCATCATCCATTGATGCAAAATCATAACTTCTGTTTAAACGATATTTAGTTCTTTTTTTATCTTTATATTCTGGATAAAGTTTACGGCGTCGATCAGACCCACCCTTGCCATCAAAAACAATGATAACACGAGTAGGCCTAACCATATTAATGGTGTAACCAATACTCTTTAAAAAACCAACTATTCCACCAACGTGAATACCATCATCATTGGTAGTTGGTATAACACTAAACACTCTAATAAAAGTATTCAGGCCATCTACTATGAGTACTTTATCGTTAGGTTCTCGACCATTTATTTTACCGCCCTTAGATTTTATCTCTTCAAAAATTGAGAGATATTTCCTATTCATTTTCTAATACAACTACATCATCTATTCCAAAGTTCTTTTCATACTTCAGTATAATTTTATCACAAATTAATTGATAACAATGTTCTTTAAACTCTCCTTCTAAATATGTTGCCCAATCTTTAGATTGAAATTTAATTTCTTCTCCTTTATGATTTACCATAGTATACCAAGCACCACCTTGCTTTACCAATTTATGATCCTTTAATACTTGTAACCAACTACCTTTGTTATCAATACCTGTTTCAAAATATAACTCAAAATCAGCATGTCTCATTGGAGGCCCAAGTCTATTTTTAATAACTTGTGCTCTGATTTTTATTCCTACTGTATTTTTCTTACTATCTTTTATTTGTCCAAGATTTTTCAATCTTATTCGTGTTGACGCATGAAATGGTAATGCTTTTCCACCACTTGTTGTCCACGGATCACCGAACATTACACCAAGTTTTTGTCTTAACTGGTTTGTAAAGACAAGAGCTATCTTCTCTCTACCAATCATCTGTGTAATCTTTCTCATTGCTTTAGATATAATAATTGCTTTAGCAGTAGCCCAACCATCTTTATCAAAATCTGCTTCTAACTCTACTTTTGTAGTAGCACCAGCAAGTGAATCTACTAAAATAGTTACTAATCTATCCTTATCTGACTCTCTAACTTTTGCTACAATTTCTTCAATTGATTCAAAAACATCTTCAACTGTTTCTAAATGTAGATATAACATACTATCCACATCAATACCTATTGCACTAAGAAACTCAGTACTAACGGAAGTTTCTGTATCTATATAAACAGCTACTCCACCTTTACGTTGAGTTTCTGCTAATATATGTGCACCAAGCAGTGATTTACCACTTGATTCTAATCCGTTTATTTCAGTAATCCTGCCGACAGCAATTCCACCGTGTGGTTTATTTGAAATAGCCAAATCTAACACAGTTGAACCTGTAGATACAAAATCTTTAATGTCGGTGGGTGTTGTGTCTGTTCCATCCAAGAAATACGCAACTTTCATATCCTTGAATTGTTTGTTTAGGGTGTTGGCTAATACTTCAGCCAATTTGTCTCTTGTTGACATATCACTCTCCAATTATAAAATGGTGGTGATACCCGGTAGCCACGTATTTCGCGAAATTTCGATTCGAATCTCGGATGACTGGGCGGTTTTATCTCAGCCTTCAACCACCACCATTAGGTTATTTATTTATTGAATAAATCATCAAATGCAGATGCTGTATCTTTAGCATCAAAGTTTGTTGATTCAGTTACAGTAGATGATACTACTTTTTCTTTTTTCTCTACTGAATCATCTTCTGAACCACCATTTAGATACTCATTTAATGTATCCGTAAGTTCTTCATAAGTCATTTCACTATAAATCTCACGAATATCTTTTTGAGTTTTCTTTATGGTTTCAAGAACCTCTGCATTCTCTGTAATTGGAGTTTGATTGGGTTTGACTCTAATGGACGTTGAGGGAAATGATTTCCCTGTTTCCTCAGCTGTCTTAAACTCAACCACTACATCACGCCCGTTTGTTGGATCCGTAATATCACCATAATCTGGATCTGCTATAATAGATAACAATTCCTGATATACAGTTTTACCGAATCCCCAAAACCTTACTCCTTGATTTTCTTCACCACGAACTACAACTGGTGCGAAAGTTCTCATTTTAGCTTCAACTTTCTTACCAAGTCTATAATCATCCTTTGAACCGGTTGACTTTAGTTTCTGTGCGAATTCTTCAATCGGGTCAGGACGACCAAATGAAACTGGTGAAAGATAAGATTTTCCACCTATATCATAATGAAAATACAATTCAATAAAAGGATTATCTTTATTGTATTTGTAAGGCACTATTCTAATCACCTGTTGCCCCGGCTGGGGTTTCCAAAGATTAGTAGTACGAGTATTTGTTGTTTGAAGTTGGTTAAGACGTTTCTTGATTGCGTTTAAATCCATTTGTTATCTCCTATTATTTAATTAGTTAATTGTCATTTTTTAATCAAGTGTAACCTTGATACATTAATATATATAATCGAATCGCCGAAAATACAATTTATTTTTTATCTTTATCCCAAGTTTTTACATCTACTATTGTATAAATTCTTGTTGGTATTGCTGTTAAACCTTCTTCATTAGTTAACAACAAGCAATTTCTATAATTGTCCCAGGGTATTGGAAACGATTTATCTAATTTACCATTATTCAATTCTCTGATAACATCATTTAATGCATTAATTGTATAGAGTGTATTTGTTTGTTTCTTTCTATGTAATGAAATAGTATCTGGAATACCATCCATAAAATTATCATCATATTCTACGTTATATGTACAAATCAATTGATGATGATCATTTTCATTTTGAAACACATAAATTTTATCAAATAAAATTTCATTACATTCAATTATTATATTGACTGTTTCGTAAAATTTATTACGTTTTGTGAATGTACAAAGTAATTGAGTTCTCATATTATTCATCACCATATAAAGCTAATAGAGAATCTAACTCTTTTTGTCTGTTTTGTCTTTTTTTATCTGAAAGGTCTGGATTATCTAATTGAAGTTTTAATATTTTAATCCGTTTCATATCTAAT